CTTTACCAAACAAACCAAAGGAAAGCGCATCTAATAAAGTTGATTTACCTGCTCCGTTTTGTCCTACAATTAATGTTGATGGAGTTCTATCTAATTGGATTTCAAGATATTCACTGCCTGTGGATAAGAAATTCTTCCACCGTACGGCTTTAAAATGGATCATACTACCTCTAAATTTTGAGCTTCAGTATATAGCTCTCTTAATTTCACTTTTATGTGTTCTTTATCTAGATCAGTATCAACAGCTTCGACATAAGAGTCTAGCAATTCTGTTGTATCTTCTAAAGACACTTTTTCATCTTCAACGCTTTCACCGAGAAACTCTTCAAAGTTTTCAGCAATTTTCAATTCATAAGTTTCTATAGATTGAAGTTTATCTAAGAACCGGTCAAACATATAAAGGTCAGTTTTGTTTAGTACAATGATCTTTACAAATTTGTGTTCAAATTGAGATATATCAATATTTGAATAATCGACCTTCTCATCATCATATACAAACTTTTTAAATATAGTAATAGGATTACGTACCGGTGTAACTTCTCTTGTTTCAGTATCTAGAATATGGAAATATTTTGGATCATCTACATCTGCCCAAGTAAATTCCATTTGAGAACCTAGGTAGTGAATATTATCTCTACTAGATTTAGTGTGGAAATGACCAGATAGAACTGATTCAAATCTTTCAAAGATATCAGCATTCATACCATGTGGATTAGGCATCCCTGCCATCATGTCAAATCCTTTTAGTTCCAAATGAGCACCAAGAATATCTGCTTTACAATTTAATGCAAAATCAGTGTATTCTTTATAGTTTGAGTTATTAATCCATGGTATTACTGCAACACCTAAGCCATCGTAATCTAATACTGTAGGCTTCATGACTATATTAACGTTACTAGTAAAATATCCTAAAAGTTCTTTTAAACTACATAACTCATTGGTATTCTTAAAATAGACATCATGATTACCTGGAATAATATCCATAGTAATACCAGCGTCTCTCATTGGTTCTAAAAAATCTTTTCTATTTTGATTTAATGCTTTAAAATTAACAAACTTTCTGTGTTCATAATAATCACCAAGGTGTAGAATGTTTGTAATGTTGTGTTCTTTTAAATAAGGAAAGAATATGTCTCTATAAAACTTACCTTGATAATTTAAAAATATATCGGATGAATTTCTTGTACCACAATGTGTGTCGTTTAATATTGCTACTTTCATTTAATCGTGGACCTCAATGCCCAAACATTCTTTTTCACTAAAATTATATCCCATAGCTTTTATAAAGTCCTCACAGACTTGAATCATATCATCTCGACTTAAATCTTTTTCCATTACGTCAATGGTGATTCGTGTATTAGTTGAACTTTTATCTTCGTATGGATTACAAGTCAATGTAATATACGGTTTCTCTTCGGCGGGTTTATGATTCCAAGTCATTAAATACTCCATTGTCAATTGAGCTTTCAAATGTATCCCAAAGCTTTTGAAATCTTAGCTCTGTAATATATTTTAGACCTAGCAATTGGTTTTGTAATGTATCACAATCTTCAGCATTTAACTTTAACTTATCTGTTGCATGATAAATTAAATCAATATCTTCTGTAGTGTTCCAAGCTTGCATTATATCTGTTTCTAAATCAAATCTATTTTTCATTTCATTATGCCATAAATAATTCTAGTTTTTTAAGTTTTGCTTTTTCTTCTTTTGCAAATTCTTTGATAGCTTTATCAGAGTCTTGTACTCTACTAATTCTTTGTCTTAAAGTATCAACATATTGCATAGTTTGCTCAGCTCCTTCTGAATCCATACCCATTTGTACGAAATCTTCAATACCCATCTTTTCAATAAACTTAAATTTAATATCTTGTTGTCTTTTCTCTTTTGCTATTCTTCTAATAAAGGCGAAGTAGCAAATTTGAGTAAAGTATGAAAAGGCATTAGGTTTGCCTGTCCTAGTAGCTGTTTCAATTTTATAATTGTTAATAGCTCTTAAGCAATTTTCTACAGCATCCATAACCATTTCTTCTCTATAAGTGTATCTTACAAAATTGGGCCTTCGGCTCAATCCTTCGGATATCTTAAGAAAGCATTGCGCAATATAATTGGTTACTGTTGGGGTAGGTTTTTCTTGAAGCTTTGCTTCGTTAACGCGAGTTACGTATTCAACCACAGCCAAAGAAAAATCCTTGTTATTGATATAGTGTGGCTTTTTGGTCTTTTCTTGTTTAGTCATGATTATTCTCCATAATGTTCTATTATAACACAGTTTGATTGAAAAGTAAACAGTTATTTTTTATTTTTTAAATAATTGAAAATAAATGATAAAGTCCTTTACTTTTCGCTAAAAATGTGATATAATAATATAGTCAACCGGGGAGGTTAGAGGTATACAGTATTAATGTACTGTTTTATTCCCTTGAAGTTGATTATAATCTTCTTCAATACCCATTTCAGCATCCATTTCTTCAGCCAACTGTTGCATAAGCTCGTCTGCTGATTTAAACTGAGGCTTGGTGTTTTTAGGTCTCATTCCATCCTTTGCTAATTTAATATATTCTTCTTTAATATCGTTATCAATTTCAACATGATACATTATCTTACCCTGATGAAGCTTAAAGAGTTTTTGTGAAGAAAATTGAAACCATGGTACAAAATATAATCCACCGATCATTCCATAAGTTATTTTATACGGCCTTTCAATTATATATGATCCGGAATCGGTCTTCTCGCTCACTAGAGCGATAATCTCTTCCCCATTAAGTAATTTGAATTGTCTTATGTTTAAATTCTTCATATTTGTGTACACATCTCTGTTATATGTTTATGTCGTATACATTAAATTTAAATCTTTCTTTAGAATAAATTTTAATTCTTTCAGCTGCATGATTTAATGTATAGTTTTTAGTACTCTTCCAATGTAAATCATCTGCAACATCGTATACCTTAGTATTTATATCATCTCCACTGATGCGTAATCCTCTACCAATCGACTGCAATACTCTGATCTGGCTTTTTGAAGGAGAAGCAAATATTATGTTATGTAAGCGTTTAATATTAATACCAGTTGAAAAAGTACCCAAAGAAGCAACGATAATAGCGTCATGCTGTCCTTCGGTAATCGCTCTAATATTTTCTCTATCATCAACTTTAGTTTCTCCAGATACGTAAAATAGTTTACGATCTTTTGCTATTTTTTTACTTAACATATCATGTAATGGTTTACCATGTTTTTCAACATAATTAAACAATACTAATGTGTTACCCTTTTGATCTAAAGCTAAGTTAGATATGAATGTATTCCTAGGTCCATATTTAACTATAAAATCGATTTCCTCTTGATACTTCATTTTAGATACAGCTTTACAATACTCGTCTTGATACTTTAAAAGCAATATTGATATATCCATTTGAGCCAAAGAATTATTATCCATTAACTCTTTGGTAGTAGTAACTTTATATACTGGTCCAAATAATCCTTCTAAAACTAGCTGATGTGTTTGACTACCATCTAATGTTCCAGTAGTACCAATCTTAAATGGAGCATTCACACATTTTTCTAAGATAGACGTTAATGATTTAGCTTTAAAATTATGAGCCTCATCACCTATTACCATACCATATTCTGTAAACCAATCAGCTGGGAATTTATGAATCGATTGCCATGTACTGATTATAACTCTTTGTGGTATGTTGATCTTATCTTTGCCAGAATATATTCTATGACATTCTTCGTGAGCATTCCATAAATCGTCAAGTTTAGAATAGTCATCAAAATCACTATACATCTGTTCTACTAGGGAAGTTGTAGGGACAATGATTAATACCTTACCTTCAAAATACTTAAGGAAATATCTCAATGCCATATATATGATTAAACTCTTACCGGATGCTGTAGGACTTAAAAGCAGTCTCTTTCCATCGTTTATGGTGCGCGAGAGTGCATCGATTTGATAGTCCCTGGGTATTATACCTACTCCGTTCACGCTAGGGCCCAATTCTGTAATAAAGGCCTCTAAATCAATCTTTTCAGTGATATGGGAATCACTTAAGCCATTGATATAGTGCTCTTTTATCTGATACCCACGCTCCTCACAGAATTGCTTCAGATAACTGACAAGACCACAATATAGGGTTTTATCCCTCATATTGAATAATCTGATCTTTCCATCCCACATTCTGTTACGATATGCCGGCATAAACTTATAACCTGGCACATAAAAGCAAAAGTGTTCAGATAACTCTTGACCAGTAGACGGTTCACAATCTACTTGAATCAAAGTCTCATTTAATTTTGTATAAGTAATTACTTCCATTGTGGTCCAACAACCCAACCTACTATTGAATGTCTTTGCCCTTTTATTAGAGGCGTAACTCTATGGTAAAGAATAGATGGAAATACTATCATAGTTCCTACATCGCGAGCATGCTTCATGTCGACATGTTTAGCATCTCTAAACTCAAAATCTCCACCTGTATATTCATTTTTTTCGCTTAACTGTATTATATATGTAAATTTTCTATGCAGCTTTTGGCTCCATAAAACATCTTGGTGCCAATCGTATTTTCCACCGGTATTATATTGCAGTAACTTAGTTTCGTTAATTGCGTTTATATCGTAATTTAATTTTAAATTTTTTATAAAAGTAAACACCTTTTGGTCTAACCAGCCAATAGAACCGGTTATATCAAAGGTATCTACAATACGAGAATTAGTATCACTATTCGTTATACCTTCAACCCACCATTGATTAGTTGGTCGTGTAACTTTTATTAGATCTAATTCATTTTGTGATAAGAAATCTTTATATACCACTAGTAAACTTTCTCCACTCAATCATGTTTTTAATTGTTTGATGTCTCCATTTGATATTATCAAGGATTTCTTTAAGTGTGCTTACAACTTCACCAGCATAAGCCATCTTCATTTGATGTTCTTGTATGACCTCATCTGCATCATACCATTTATCTAAATCGCCTTTTAAGACAGTTAACCCACCTAACGGATCATAATCCCATCCCTTTCTATCCATTTCTTCTTGAGTCAATTTTCCACTATAGTGTTTAAACTTGTCTCTAAGTATTACTTTAAATTTAAGATCTAAGTCTTTCTGTTTAAGTTTAGCAACAGAATAGAGATCTAAATATTTTGAGTGTAGTTTAGCGGAATCTCTAGACGATTCATCCAATTGGACTTCATCTATTTCTGAGTCTTGTTTCCACATCGCTAAAATTGATTCTAAATTCATAATGTCTCCATAATTTATGTTATATTATACCCTTATTATATCACAGTTTATGATAAAAGTAAAGGTTCTTTATTCAAATTCAAATGCTGTATACCTAAATGATACATCTGCTTGCAAGTATTCTACGTCACTTGATTGTGAGTTAAATTCTACTGCAGTTAAACTGGTTGGAAATACGTCTTTAAATCTAATAGATTTTGTTAAATTATTATGAGAAGACATAATCATAAGAGTAGCATCAAACTTATATTGATTTTCAGTACCACCTGTTCCAATAATATTATGCATCCAATTAAATATCTCTATATAATTTTCCATGTTCTCAGTAACATTAAACCTAATAGCTAAATCTTCAAAAGTTAAACGATCGCCAGTCATAGAAAGATTAAGACCTCTATATGGAACTGTAGCTTCGGCTAATGATAGACCCGGCATAGTAACCTGAGTACAGAAATATTCTGTATTAGCAAAGTTACTTGCGTCTAGTTTAAATGTAAATCCTACTGGACTTAAAAAGTTTTTATTCGTTGTCAGTGCCATCTTCTTCCTCCACTTCTGGTTCTATCTCTAATAATCCCCACCAATTCCATCGGCCGTCTTCTTTAGTATTTTCCATATATCTATTTATAATGATTAAAACGCTAGGCAAAAAAAAGGAGCTCCGAAGAGCCCCTTTTAGTCGAATTAGAATTAACTAAATCAGGATTTACTCCATGATTCCGTCGATTCTGAAGATTCTGAAGTATGGGTTAGCACGATCAGTACCGACACCATCAGCAGCTACGAATGGATTTGCAACCATACCGTATCTTGTTTTGAATCCAATTCTAGGTTGGAAGTCTTCTTCACCAATCGCCTTGACCATAGTCAAAGGAACGTATGGGCAGTAGAACATACCAGCGTCATAAGGATTAGAACCTCTGTAACCAACACACGCAAAGTCTGTAGTTGCATAAGGATCAATATAGACCTTCATTCTACCATTAAGAACACCAGCAAAAGTATTACCAGTATCATCAACGTTCAAAGTAGTTGACAATGCAGGTGAATAGTCCAACATGCCTGAAGCAGCCAAAGCTGAAGCAACATCAGAAGAAACGATAACATAGTTACCTTTTCCACGTCTTGTTTCTTTAGCAATAACGTTAGCTTCTCTTTCGAGTTGCATGATAAGACCTTTGAACTTCTCAGCCATCCATCTACCGTCTGAATCAGTTTCTACGTCAAACACACCTTTAAGAGCTACGTTTGATTGAAGAGCACCAATTTTAGCTTTAGAAAGAACTGTTCTGATAACTTCTCTGTTGATCTCAGCAAGGATCTCAGCAGATAGGATATTAGCTAGTTCGCCTTCAGCGTCTAGACCGTGCACAGCTTTAAGATCTTGTGCAAGTTCCATGGTGTATTCAGCTTTAAGAGCTCTTGACTTAGCAGTTACTGTAGATTTCTCGATTGAGAAAGCCATTTCACCAAAAGCCGCACCAGCGCCACCTGACATACCACGTTGTTCCGCAGTAGCAGTTGGAAGACCAGCACCGAATGTTGATAAAGTATCAGAATCAGTAGCTAGAGAGCCATCAGCAGGTGATGAACCATCTGTAGCACCAGCAAGACCAGTAGGATCTGCTTGATGTGTACCTGCTCCTGAGAAATCAGTATCAGCTTCGTTGAACAGAGCTTCTGTTCCACCTTGAGTTGAGTATTTTGACTTCATTGCAAAGATAAGACCAGTAGGTCCACTCATTGGCTGAACGCCAGCGATATCATAAGCAATTAAGTTTGGCATTGCACGTCTTACAAGTGAGATAAGTACTGGATCAAAGTTAGCAATGTTAGAACCAGTCGCGTTAGCGTGTGCTTCTGTTACATTACCAAATGATTGTTGTACTCTTTCTTCTTGTAAAGCAACTTCTTGGTTTTCAAGAAGTCTTGCAGTTACTGCCTTTTTGTATCTATCGTCGATACTAGGAACATCTCCATGTTCCAGGACGGGAGACCATTTCTCCATTAATTTTTCGTCTGCACTAAACATTTTTTATTTTCCCCTTTAGGTTATTTAATGTGTTTACTAATAGCTTGTGTGTATGCATTCATTGAAGAAGATTTTGACTCAGTAAGAGTGTTATCCTGTTCTCCAGCTAAAGCATCAGATTCATCTACTGATTCCTTAACTTCTTTATCGAAGTATGATTCTTTGATGGTTTTAACTTTCATTTCGAAAGTTTGTGCATCGTCAAAATCAATATCTTCAACTAAAGATGCTAATCTTTCAGCTTCAGTTACTGCCAAGCCCGAAGATTGTCTTCTTACTACATCAGCTCTTTCGAACGATTGAGATTTCTCATGTAGTTGAATATTATCTTCTGTGGTTTTATTGAGTTGTTCTTCAAGTTCAGCAACTTGATCGGCGAGATCGTCGATTAGGTTTGCTTTTCCTTCTGGAACTTCAATGTAATGTTCCTTGAATACTGTTTGTAAAGAATCCATAAATTGCTCAGCGATTTCAGTCCTTAGACCGGCTTCGATTGCAACTTCGTTTTCATTGATCCAATTTTCCACTACATAGTTAAGGTAAGAATCTACCTTTTCTACTAATGATTCATTTAGATCGTTTACTTCAGATTCAAGATTTTGCGCATATTCTGATTCTAATCTATCGATTTCAGCACTTACTTTTGATTTGTAAGCAGCTTCAAAGATAGCACCAGCTTTATCACGGAATCCATTAGATAGTGTAGCTTCTTCTGCAACGATAAGATCTAGATCTTCGTCCCAGTCTGCATCTTCAACTTTGGCTTTACCAGGTCCAGCTTTTTCAGCTTTTTTAACCTTTCCACCTTCGTCTTCAGATTCAGATACTTGCTTTACCATCTTTGCAAACAACTGTTGCGCTTCGTCTTTTCTCGCTTTCTTCAGCATATCGAGAGCAGCGTTAATTACACCAGCTTTAGTTTTTGGAATAGAAACTTCTTCGACTTCGTCTTCATCTTCTTCGTCTGACTCGTCTTCATCAGCAGATTCCTCTACCTCTTCCTCGTCTTCTTCTTCAGAATCCTTTTCGTCTTCTTCTTCTTCCTTTACCTTAGCTTCAGTAACTTCAACTTCCTCTTCAACAACTTCGTCAGCACTTTCGAGATTTTCATCTTGAGTTACTGATTCGTCTTCAACGCCTTCAGCGACAACTTTTTTGATTTCATCTGTCATTGACATTTATATTGTCCTCTTAAGTTTTGAGTTTATTAAAGTTTAGAGAGGAAATTTTTAAACGCTTTCATCTCTGCTTCAGCTAGATGCTTAGCGGGAGTACGTTTTATTTCAGTCTCAATTTTCTCAATTTCTTGCGGCTGTAGGATACCATTATTCCATATCCAATCAACACCTTCCATAACACCGTTAACAAAAGCTGACGGAGCAGAAGGGTCCTGGACTATGTCTACGGAGGCTAACATAAAGTCATCCTTCACATACATGGTTCCGTTTTTGTTCGCAAGAGTTCCCATACCACGACTTGATACACCAAGCTTAACACCACCTTCAAGCAAACCAGTTACGATTTGACCCATAGGAGTCTTAAGTATTGATGCTTTTCCATAAACATCATTTCCCTCAAATTTGAGTTCAGTGATTTTATGAGAAACTTTGTCAAGGTTTACTGTTGGTCCTTCCGGATGATTTAACTCTCCAACAGCTCTACCTTGTGAAACCTGTTCATCGACATACTTGCCGACTGCAGATTCCAAAATTCTTTTTTCATATACCCGGCCATTCCTATTCTTTTGGTTGGCCTGCATGAATACGCCTTCAATGACGTAGTTCTTTTCGCCATTCTTATTGGCTTCACTTACGACATTTAAATTATGACTTACGTATTCTGATATTAGTTTCATTTAACTTCCTTTTTAGAAAGACCAGTAAGAACATTTAATATTACTTTAGGGTTTAAACCAGCATTCATTAACGCTTGATTAACATCACCCCATTGATACTTTAGCTTATCACCAGATTTTGAATATTTTCCTGGTCCTTCGCTTATAAGTTCTTCTCTAATGCTTTCTTCTAGTCTCATTACTATTCTTGATCCAATGTTTTATCACTATCAACTGGGGTTTTACCCAAGCTTCCAGCAATTTTAATTTTTTGAGCATCTAAAGCTTTAGACATTTTATTTGCCATTACAGATGCAAAAACCTTGTTAGCAGAGACATTGTCCCCTTTCCCAAGGCTAGAAATTAATTCATTTATACTCATGTTTTTTCCTCTTCAATATATATTTATAATAAATAAGTTTTCAAGATGTTAATCTAAGTCAAGATCGTCGTCTTCACCATCGTCTTCATCTTCCATTTGCTTATCAAGTTCTAGAATATCATCATCAGTTTGACGTAAAACATTCTTTCTAACCCATTCATTTGATATGTATTTACCTACATACTCATCAACTGAAGCAATAAGCTCGAACCTTTCGCGAACAATTTCCGCTTCTTTCAGTTCACTAAAGTAATTGTCTTCAATAAAATCAAAAACAATTCTTTCTTTCCAGTCATCCCAATCACTAACAGTAATTATTTCTTTCAGCAACAATTGTGTTTTAAGTGTTTGTAAGAATACATCGGAAAATCTTTTTCTTAATCTATCGATAAACTTTTTAAATTTAACTTCATCTCTAGATATTTCAGTAGATCTGCCTAATGCAAAGGTAGATTCCTGTTCTAATCTGTTAATAGGTACATTAAGAGACCTATATAATTTCTTTTGGAAATATATAATATCATCGATCTGCCCTAGGTTTTCACCACCAGGAAGTGTAGATATTTCAGTTCCTCTTCCACCTTCTCTACGAGGTAAGAAGAAATCTTCCAACATTGACATATGTTTCTTGTCGTCTTTAATATCACCAGTTGAAGCATCATATACTAATTTGTTTCTATACTGATTCATAATATTACGTAAGTATTCTTCAGCTTTACCTTTTGGAAGGTTACCTACATCAATATAAAAGATTCTACGCTCTGGTGCTCTACTAATTCTGTATATAACCAAAGAATCTTCCATCATTCTTAATTGGTTAACAGGCTTAATTGCTTTATGTAAGAATGATAAAATCTTCTTACGACCTGGATCTAACATACCTGAAGTGGTATATACTATAGCATCAGGATGTATTTTAACTCCTGTATCTGCTGAATTCATTTTCTTATCTTGAAATAAGAAGTATTCTTCTTGCTTTACAATAAGTTTTGCACCAGTATTAGGATCTGTTTTTTCTTCAATTTCTTTAATCTTTCTTAATTGAAGTGGATCAATATATCTAAGTTCTCTAATACCGCCCTTTGGATTTTTTTCATCAATAATAACATGATATGGTAACCTACCATCAATATACCATTTTCTGAATATATCATGAGAATATGAATTAAACTGCATTAAACTTAATACATTCATAAACTCTTCTCTAACAATAGTTTTAACTTTGTCAGAAACATTTAATTTATCTAATATAATATTTACTGGTGATTCATTATGATCACCTACTATCGCTTCATTAACGATATCTTCTATTGCTGCATCACATTCTGGTTGAGAAGCTATGTCTCTATATTTGAGTAGTTGCTCAACTTCGTTTTGTGCTTTATCTGCATCCAGATCTAAGTATGCACCAAAGTGGCCACCAGAGTTAATAACTCCAGCACCATCTGCATCTGTACTTGGAACAATAGAAACAGGCTCAAGCGCTGCTTTACCCTTTCTATTAATCTCGAATCCGAAAAAATCTGCCATTCTATCTCCATAATATCAGAGGGGAATTAATCCCCTCGTCTATTATTATTTATACTACTTTAAGAAGTGGTATTTGATTCCCAATATTGAACTTGTAGCTCAACAGTGAACTCTTCAATTGTATTCTCACTATCATAGTTTAAATCAATAGTTGAAATACTTGAAGGCCAACAACCTCTGAAATCATACTTTTTAGTAACATTACCAGCTTTATCAAGCTGTTCAACTACTACGTCAGCAATATATTCATTCATATTAGCTAGACCAGTATTTGTTGCAAAGTTATTAATACCATTAGCCCACTGCTCAAACGTATTTCTAACTGTGAAGTTAGCATCATTAATGATAGTCAATGATAACGGTTCGAAAGTTCTATCGCCAGCCATCTGAAGCTGTCTGCCTCTAAATGGAATAGCAATAGGTGCTATGGTTGATGATGGGATTTGAACACCTTTACATAAGAAAGATGTTAATTCCATATCAGGGCTTACGTAACTAGGGAAATTAACTGTCGCTTTAAATAAATTAGCTCGAGCTCCACCACCTGTAAGTTTAGATTTAAAATCGTCTACTCCTAAAATTGCCATGGTTATCTCCTATTACGCTGAAGTACCAGCGATCTCGTTAAACTCGACCCCTGATCTTGTAGCTACAAAGTTTAAAGTAATAAAGTTAATCGATTTTGCTGGCTTGATAAAGATATCAGCTACAAATTGATTAGAATCAACTACTTGACCTGTGTTGTTAGTACTATCGCAGACTACTAAGAAATCACTTAGTCCTCTACGCCCTTTTACATCTCTCAAAAATGGTTCAACCAAGTTTTTAAACTGTGCACGAGTAAACTCGTCATTGAATTCAAATAACTGTGCTTTTGCCGCAGTTGAGATTGCTTTTTCCAATGTATTAAATAATCTTCGAACATTGATTCTATCGAATGCTGAAGGCTTACTTAATAATGTTCTATCTCCAAACAAGATTGTTCCTTGTCCAGGGAATGATACAATTGGATTTGCCCTTGCTTTATACAAAGTATCTCTATCAGCTTGCTTAGGATTAAATGCTAGTTTAGTAACACCCAATAGCTGTCCACGATTTACACCAGCTGGTGAGAACCATGAATCTGCAATTTGGTCTGTATTAGCACATAAGCCTGCAATATGTCCTGCAGCTCCGATATAACGATAAGTGTCATTATACTTGTCATAGACATATAATGCAGTCGAATCGCATGAAGCGTAAGAACTTGAAGTTAGAGAATCCACAAATGCTTTTACATCTGCAGCTGGGGTTGCCGATCCTTGAGTATCTGCAATTGGTGGTGATACAAAAGCCATACAATCTTTTCTTGCCGAAGCAATTGAAATTAGATCATTAGCTAAAGTATTAGAACCATTTGCATCAGGTACTGAGAACAATAAATTTACATCTACTGTTTCTGCATCTTCTAATAAGTCATATGCTAGAGCCAATTCGGCTGTAGTAGGTGTATTATCATCAGTTGCACCTGATAGACTCAATGAATCTACTGTATCAAATCCACCAGAAAGTGAAGTAGATCCTCTAAGTGAACTACCTGCACTCCATGCTGGAGATGTTGTTTTATGGTCCATCCATCTAATATAATTAGACTGAGCATTGATAACATCAACATAATAGTTAGATGTGCCATCATTAGCTTTAGCGTCTGAACCAATAGACATGAATGCAAAAGTTTCTAGAACAGTATTAGCTGTCCCTGTGAAAAGTCCGTCTTCGTCAATAACGATTACGTGTACTTCATCATTGTAACTTGCGCTTCTGCCTAAGTTAATTGCGTAGTCTGATGTTCCAGGTTTTCCATCGAATTGGCCTTGAAAAGCCCATGCGTTGTAATTATTGGTAGTAACGTCAGCCGTTACCATCTCTACTTTTAAACTGTTTCCTAAGTCTCCTGGGAACTTTGCAGCCCATTGACCTACAGAACCAGCGCCTGTGTTATAACCACTATTAGTGTAATGCTCGTCGTTTTTTATCAAAAGACCAGAACCATCGGCTGTAGCATTGTCATGTCCACTCGCAGCTCTAACGACTTGCAATGCATTACCATACTTTAAAAAGGCCGAAGCCGTTAAAAAGTATAATGCAGTGTTGTCATCAGGCGTACCGAATGTTGACAGTAATTCCTTTTCAGAACTTACAGATACAACTTGCTCTACTGGACCCCAGTTAAAAGATCCCGCAAAGCCACCAATAGAAGTTGAAACGGCAGGTACTACTGAAGTCGCGTCAATTTCTTTGACTTGAACTCCGGGTGATACTTGAAATGCCATCGCTTTATCCTCTCATTAAGGTTTATATTTTAAGTTAACATAATACGGTTTTTTATTCAATCATAGTTATTTATAATATAAATAAACTCTAGAACAGACCCGTATTTCTTGTTTCTTCTTCAAACCATACAGTTCCATCTTCATCTTTAAATGTTTTAGCTCGATTATCACCTCTGCTACCTTCAATAAATCCAAATGGAATCATATCGTCTTGTATAGCTTGCAACTGTTCTCTATACAACATGTTTTTCATATCTATATCTGATATAGAAGAAAATATATCTGTTGTAGTAAACCATGCAAACAATACTAAATTCATCATTAAATCATCATGATTAGGAGGGTTAGCCATATAACTACTCCCTTTAGATACAAACGTAGTCATTTCTATGATTGTATTTGCATCATGAATTGTTAGTTTTCTTTGTTCTATTAAATCTTTTATTGAAGAACAACCAATTCTTTTTACTCTTCTTGTCATAGTAGCACCAATCGAATTCTTTTTAACGACTGATTCTACAAACATATTTTCGTATTCCAAGTCATAGTATAATCCATTACATACAACTGCTCCTTGGTCGTTAGATTCTACTATAACATAAGCTTCGTTATACGAATTTGCCCACTTATATATTAAATCTGGTAGTAACATAGGAGATATATGATTATCTCTAAATGTCCCTACTTGAATAAACTCTTCTTTGGTAATATCTATAATAGTAAAAGTACTATAATCTTGGCCTCTACCTTTTGCAACATCAACTGTCATGACATAACTATGTCCAGCAATTGGTTCTTTATAGATTGAAACATTTTCCATAAAGTAAATAGGATCCATTGCCTTTTGAGCTAATAAATGATTAGCTGCAATAAGAGTATTACCTCGTCCATGGAATGTATTACCAAACTCTTGTTCAAATTGTAGTTCGGAAGTATTAGCTACTGTAGTTTCTTTCCATGCAGCATCTCTGCCAGGAACATCCCACCAATCTACTCTAAACGATTTATATTCATTAGTTTCGGTAACTGCACCTTCCCATAGTTTATGGTATACATTACCTACTCCATTAGCAGTAGATGTTATAATAATTTGAGTGTCTTTACCAGAAGATACTACTGGATATGTAGATGTATAAAATTGAGCATCGTTTTCTACAAAAGCAAACTCATCTAGCATTAAAAGGTTAATAGATAATCCACGAATAGAGTTACCGCTTGTTGCAGCTGCTATTATTTTAGAATTATTACTAAATTCAATTGAACCTTTATTTAGAGCTTTACACCCAGGTTGTAAAAAAAATGGAAGATTTTCTAATGCTAATGTTATACGAGCTAACATTTCTCTTGCAGTAGCACCTTTGTTAGCTAATATCGCAATATTCTTTTCTGGGTGAAATATAGCATACCATAATAGATATACTACCGATGATATACTTTTACCTGACTGACGACATGCTAAAACAATACTAAATCTATTATTAGTAAAGTGATGAAACATTTTTTCTTGATATGGATATAAATCAAATGGTACTAAACCTTCATCAAGCGAAATAACTTTCACATAAGTACGAGCAAAATATGTAGGACTTTCCATACATTTTTTGTATTCTAATACTTCTTTCTTGGAAAATTCAGATTCAACGCCGTCTCGCTTAACAGATGGGTTACCTAAATAGCCAAGTTCGCTATTCTTTATCTGGCTCGACATCTATTACATCATCCTTATTTAATAACATTCTTTGTAGATCGGTAGTACTACCAACGAAAACATTGTTATTTGTCACTTGTCTAGTTTTTTCATCTTTGGTCAAATCTTTTTTAGACTTTTGAAGCTTCATTAATTTATCTGTTACTTCACTCATATTTCTAATATGATTAGATAAAACTTCAAATGCTCTTGGGTGTTCTGATTCTCTAGCAAGCTCAGCCATAGCATCCATGGATTGAGCACCAGTAGTAATTAAGCTTTTATAAGTTTCTCGTGAAAACTCGTAATCATCTTTAATATCTTTCATTTCAACTGGAATTTTAGCTAGTTCTGCTTTCTTTGTTTTAGAAGGCAAGTTTTTAGCTAATCTCTCAGCAATTTTTTCTTTCTTGTCCATTTATAAATTCCATGTTGTAAGAGTTCCGCTTGCATTCGAGGTTTCACCAGTTATAGTTTCACTTGGTTGAAAATAACCATCAGCATCTATAACACCCATGTCTTTTCTTATTAATACATTATTTTCTACTATATCAGTAAAGGATCCAACTTTAGCTCTTGATCCAGAAGACGTACCAATAATAATTTCACCAACACTAAATGTGCCACTTCCTGGTGCCATCTCTAATGTAACAACTTGTGGTTGGTTAATAAAGTCAATAGTTGTAACAATCTTATATTGATTAGCTCCAGGAGTACCTGTTACTAATGTGTCTGATTCTATGGCAGTCAATGGATTAACTTGAATATTCTGATCAGCTAAAATAACAGTTCTATTATCAAAATCAGAATAATCAATATCGATTTCTTTAATAACTTTTTGTGTACCTTTAGAACTATAAAAAGTCATCTTCATTGTAAACCCTAGAGTGTATGTTAATACTCTACGAGTTTGAAAATCTGCTTCGTAATCATCATTAATAGCTACTGAGGTTAATACTACTGGAACATCTTGTTTAAAGTCTGTCCAACCATCAATGGGCTTTATTGATACTGTATAATCGGGTTGAAAGTATGGTAATATTTGTTCCATGACTTGTAAGCCATCATCTTGATTATTAGCCATAATAGTCAATTCCATACCAATATTATATGGAACTTGAAAATCTATTTTATCTCTTGTTAAATTATTTGTACCAGTATTTGTAATCTTATTTCTTTTATTCTGTTTTTGATTTAAATCAATATCAATACTAGTAATTTCAAAAGCCATTCTTGGCAATTTAAGTGCCATAGAAGATTGGCCTAGATCTTCAGATAAACGAGCTAGAAATTTTTGTTTAGGCCCATAAGCTAATGGAACTTTAACTTGGTTAAGTATACCACCACTGCCATCTTTTCTTATAACAGAAATATTATTAAAAAGAGTACCAAAGACTGCTACTGATTTACGAATTGTTGCGTGATAAAAGTGACTTCCAAACATTAGTAATTATCCGATGGATCTCCAAATGGGTTGCTTTCAGTAAAATCTAAGAATCCATCTGCAGTTACTTCAAAAGCAACATTTTCAGAATTTGAACTCGTAGGATCTACTAGTGCGCTATTATCACCTATATCATATACTTTAGTGATAGCTACTGTTTGCAAAGACTCTTCTCCAGTCAACGTAAGTGTAGAAGACACTATAAAATCTCTTGCTTCATCAATTCCAGATACACCAATTTGAGATATTTGAATTCTACCAGCACTAGCAGATAGTTTTTCAATTTTCTGTATTTCTCCAAACACACTAGTTAAAGCAACAGGTGGAGATTCATTGTTGAAAGTAAGATCTTGAGTAACTTTTTCGTTTTTCTGTAAATGGTTATTATTACTAGTTGAATAGTCTATTGTAACTTGATAAGTATCTGTTTCTTCAATAGCATCGATTTGTGCAATTCCAGTATCGAAATCTTCTTCATTATATTCATATAGAGCACATTGTAATCTATACACTGGAAGATTTGATAATTGATAGAAAGGCTGTTCATGTTCTACAAACATGACTTCAAAGAATTTATTAGATAATGGAAGGAATATTAAATCGCCTTCTCTTGGTCTAGGAACATCATTAACTTCATCTTGAAATCCAACATATCTATCCCAAACTTTACGAGAGATCACAAAGTTAACTTCATCTCTTACTTCTAAACCAAATTTAGAATAAAGATCTCCTTGTCCTTCAAAACCTTCAGTTCCTTCAATGTACCCTTCAATCATATAGGCATCATCAAATTGTGAACTAGTATCTTCACCGAGAATAGAGTCTCTATTTACTAGATCTCTCGGTAAATAATAGATATCTTGGCCAAAGATTTTAAGTGATTCGATTATTAAATCTTCGTAAAGATTTTGTTCGGATCTTACGGCCTGTGAAAAATAAACATTTCTAGGCATGATCTATCCTGTGTAAAAATCGACAGGCTCTTCCCAATTAAGCCTAGCCTCTTCAGTAAGCTTATCGATTTCTTCTCTTGCATCGTCAAATATTTGTCTACCGTTAAAGGTTACACCACCAGGCATTTGCATACCTTCAAACTTTAATAGGTTTAAACCCCATTGATGTTTAATTAAGGCTGTAGTATATTTTTTTAAATAGTAATCATTGTATACATCAGTATAAGTATCTGGATCTACTATTCTATAACATTCTAACACTATATATGTAAATTTACCTGGTGTTAATTCTGTAGTAAGTAAACCTGTATCACCCATACTAGGATGATTCGAACAATAGTAATATAGAGAAGGTGTTGTGTCTGTTACTGTTAATTGAGTATAAGATCCAGCACTACCAGGTGTTCCACTCGTAGTTACTCCAGTAGTATATTCGGTTCCACTTGCATGAGTTCCATTAACAGTTTCACTTAGTCTAAGTGGGTGACCATTATTAGAAGCATCCGATTGATCAAAAGTAACTTTTGCTCCAATTGATAATGTTTTATCTGGAGTTATGTTACCATCAAATAAGAACTTTCCACCAGCAACAGTAACTGCAATAGTTACATCATCTGGTATCTGTGTTTCTTTTTTCCAATCCATATTAATACGCAATTGGTTTTTATGTCTATTAAAGTCAACGTGTTTTTCGTCGCTTTGTAATATCATGTCTAATAAAGATAAATGTTGCATCTTCATAGCAAAATCGTGAACCTGACCCATACCACCAAGCGAGTGAATATCATTTAGCATGACTTGGTATTTAACATCAAACATACCAACAGACATACTAGACTCTGTTAAAGGCATCAGTCTTACTACATTTGTCACTAAATCAGGTACAGTTATATACCCATTAGTTCTATCTGCGTTAGTAACTAAGTGCTTTAAATATACTTTTTCTAATGCGTCAGCGTGATATTCTTGATAAAACTGTAAAGCTTCATCTACTCTATCGCTAACCTGATCGTCATCCACATTAATTTCTATCACAGGATGCCCTAAAGCTCTTTTGCAATATTGAATTAATGTTGATCTACTATTTGGTTTAGCCATATTACTATTTATACCTTTTAATAACCTAGTTAACCAGGTGTGCTTTCGTCGGCAGTACGTTCAGCTGCAGATTGAATATTAGCCGCTAATACCACAGCATCTTTATCTGCTGGTATACTTGTAATATCCGGATCAGCAGTCATCCGTGCAACTTCCATATTATAGATTTCATCTATAGCTATATCGCATCGGTTATGCACTGCGTGCTCTGCCCACTCTTGTTGTGAAAACGCAACATATCCCAATGCTTTTGCTTGAGCTGCTGTTAGTGTTATTGTAATATTCATTTTTTATTCCTTTGTGTATTTATTATAATAGATGGCATGATAACCCACCCCAATGTGTTCCGTGCCACGTCATAGCGGTTCTTGCAAAAATATCAATATAATCATTTTTAGCGAGGTTTATCACTCTACAAATTTGGTGTGTTTGCCAGTAAGACGTGTTACTCTGATTTGCTGATAAATGATAATCGCCCATTTCATAGCTACGTGCATTGTTGATGTAAAATTGAAAATAAGCATTACCATAGTTGCCTTGAAATATTGTATGAAATGTCAATAAATATTTTCCTGCGACCGGTGCTGTAATCCTACCAGTACTTGTATTATACATACTTCCAACATTGTGCGTAGTCGAATTAAATATAAACTTTGCGCCTACGCCTATAGACATTACACTGCTATTAGAATACGCATTAAATGAAGGTTGTAAAGGCGTTTCAATTGTGCCATTACCCTTTATAATCATTTTTGTACCAGTATTGTATCCGCTCGAATATAGACTCCCAATGTGCATATCCACTGTAGTACCATCATATCTTGTATCTATCTGGCCGGTAATGGCGGCGCCATCATGCCAAGTAATGCCACCTCTAGCCAAACTATCGACTGGACTGTAATATGTAGCTAATCTTATAGTTTCACGATCAGTTGCAGGAGCAGCCACAGTTAGTTTTACAGGTGGAGCAGTTGCTCCGATACCAACGTTGCCGCCCGGTAATATAGTAAGACGTTCAACCATATTAGAGTCTGTTGGGACTCCATTACCATCTGCAGCATTCGGTGTAATAAATGCTAAAGCTCCATAAGATGAGAATAATTGCATTCTTTCTGAGCCACGATGGTCATATACAAGACCTCCACGTACACTATTTTCATAATTCCATACCCAACCAAATGCCGAATCGGCCCCTGTAGTACCATCTACCCAGTTTCCATCTAGTCTTGAAAGGGTTACTCCTTGAGATCCTGCAGCATTGTATGAGGTGTTTATACCAAAAACATTTTCGTTTACACCAGCCGTTGGCGCATAACTTGAAGTTCCTTTATTAATATGAAGCATAAAATTCGGAGAAGTTGTTCCGATACCAACGTTGCCACCTGCTTTGAATGTTACAGCATCATCTGATGCACCACTTAAATTAAACGTAAACTCTGATGCAATATTTCTATTTCTTAAATAT